AACTAACTAAATACTTAAATATCGTTAAAAGGTAAATTAAGTATGGCTATTGTTCAAATTTCACAGATACAATTACGCAGAGGGATGCATCAGGATCTGCCACAGTTAGCGTCAGCTGAATTAGGGTGGAGCCTTGATACCCAACAGCTATTCATTGGTAACGGTACTTTAGCTGAAAACGCACCGGCTGAGGGGTTGACAGAGATTTTAACTGAAAATAGTGACATAGGAAGTTTTCTAAGAAGCTATCAGTTTAAAGGTACCGACTCAGGATATACTAGCCAAACTGGGGTAGACACATCACATCCAATTATACGTGGTATACAGTCTGCTTTAGATGAAGCAGTCATTAGTGCTCGCCACTTTGGTGCCATTGGTGATGGAACAACCGACGATACTGCCGCATTGACACGATTTATAAAGGAAGTTTATAGATATACACTAAATTCCTCGACTCCACAAGTACGTCGCACAATTAAATTACCAGCCGGCACATTTAAAATTACCGACGCATTGCCATTGCCACCCAATTTAACTCTTGTTGGCGATGGTAAAAATAATAGTAATATCGTTGCCACTAGTGGTTCGGTGTTTTATAGCTGTGATAGCTTATATCAAACTTCATCATTGATGGGCACTAACGGTGCTGCATTACCGGGTAATGTGACAATTTCTGATTTATCTGTATCTACGTTGGCTGGATCAAGTTCGGTCATACCAGTAGATAGCGTGGCAGAATTAACAGTTAGTCGAGTTGGGATAATTGGTCCATCAACAGTCACTACATTAGTTGGTGTGGCAGCAACGATGGCCACATCGTCTTCGTTGACATTTAATAATTGTACATTCATTGGTGGTATTGGTGGTATTGGGTTTAGTGGTACTACTAAGATCGTGCATGTCAATGATAGTAAATTTGTAAACCAAACAACATATGGAATTGATAACAATAGCTATATAACTGGGTTAGTTGACAGCAATAATTATTATGATAATGTCCCAACACCAATACGCACTTTGAGTGGCAATAGTCTTAGCTACGGCAGTACCACATCAAATACAGCAGTTGATTTTAGTGGCGTATATAGTGGCTCAGCAAAATACGGCACTGGTCGTACAGTGGTATACGGTACTGCTGGTAATACAATTTCCGGACTTGGTACATCGACTATTACAACATTGGCAAATGGTGCCGGATATATTGATTATCAAATTACCACAGGATCAAATTTTAGATTTGGTACTTTCAAATATAACAATAGCGGTAGTGTTGTTGCATTCGATGACGACTACACAGAACCTGCATCAAGCATTGGTGCAAACTTATTCGCCAATTCCACTGGTGTATTAAGTTGTACAGTGACCGGTGCATCAACCTTAAAATACAACATTAAACAATTCGTATAAGTATGTTTTTCCAACAACCGGCCGAGGACCGACTGAGATCCTGGCGTGACTTTCGATTGGCGATAGAAGCACTCCCATTAGAAAATGCATTGGCCCGCACTGCGGAGTGCTGGGCCCGTGCCCCTTTCATTCCATATTATCTTGATGATGAAGATCCCACATTGTGGCCAAATCCCTGGGAATTAATCAATGAAAATACCTATTGTGATGTTGCAAAATGTCTTGGAATCATGTATACTATATCATTAACGGCGCATAAAAAAGAACTGGATATTGAGCATAGGATATATATTGATCACAGAAAAAATCATCTATATAATTTAGCTTGGTTTGCCCAAGGAAAATATATACTTAATTTGATTGACGGAACAGTCGTAAATATCAAACAGCTCAGTGATTCACTAGAACTAAAATGCATATATACCGCAACAGAATTACAATTAACCAACTATTAAGAGATCTCAATGACAACGATTCAAGTGACAAAACGGGAGGGACACACAGAAGACCTCGATTTAGAAAAGATACATAAGGTAGTTTTTTGGGCGACCGAAGGTATTACCGGAGTAAGCGCCAGCGAAGTAGAAATTAAGAGCCATATACAATTCTATAACGGTATCAAAACAACCGATATCCAAGAAACACTGATTAAAAGCGCCGCAGACTTAATCTCAGAAGAAACACCAAATTATCAATATGTAGCTGGTCGCTTGATCAACTATCATTTACGTAAACAAATTTATAATAGCTATGACCCTTGGCCGTTGTATAAACTAGTCAAGCAAAACGTCAACGCTGGTTTTTATGACCATACATTGCTTGAAGTATATTCCGAAGATGAATGGAATACGTTAGATTCATACATCCATCACGATCGCGATGAAAACTTTACCTATGTGGCCATGGAACAATTCCGCGGCAAGTATCTAGTACAGAATCGTGTCACTGGTGAAATATTTGAAACACCGCAGATGGCGTATATGCTAATCGCGGCAACACTATTCCAAACGTACCCTGCCGAAACACGATTAAAGTGGGTGCATGATTATTACGATGCTATCAGTTTATATGACATTAGCCTGCCTACTCCTGTTATGGCCGGATTACGCACACCGCAAAAACAATTTAGTTCCTGTGTGTTAATTGAAACGGGCGATAGCCTAGATAGTATCAATGCCACGGCAAGTAGCATAGTGCGGTATGTCAGCCAAAAGGCTGGTATTGGTATCGGTGCTGGACGTATCCGTGCCCTTGGTAGTCCTATCCGCAATGGTGATGCATATCACACAGGTGTGATCCCTTTCTATAAACATTTTCAAACAGCCACCCGTAGTTGCAGTCAAGGTGGTGTACGTAACGGTGCCGCGACATTGTATTACCCAATTTGGCACTACGAAGTAGAAGACCTTCTTGTATTGAAGAATAACAAAGGCACAGAGGATAATCGTGTACGTCACATAGATTACGGTGTCCAATTCAACAAATTAATGTACGAAAGACTCATCTCCGGCGGCGATATCACCTTGTTTAGTCCCCACGATGTGCCTGAAATGTACGAAGCCTTCTTTAATGATCAAGATCGTTTTAAAGAGTTATATGAAAAAGCAGAACGTAGTACGAAGTTGCGTAAGAAAACCCTCAAAGCGATTGAGTTATTTGGTAAGTTTATGCAAGAACGCAAAGATACCGGACGCATTTACTTACAAAACGTAGACCATGCAAATACTCATAGCCCATTTGATGAATCAGTCGCACCAATCAAAATGAGCAACCTTTGTGGGGAGATCGACCTACCCACTGTGCCATTAAACGATGTCAACGACGAGGATGGTAGGATCGCGCTATGTACATTAAGCGCGATCAATTGGGGCAATGTAAAAAGCCCACATGACTTTGAGAAGATGTGCCGCCTAGCTATACACGGTTTGGATGCATTACTATCATATCAGAACTACCCAGTACGAGCCGCAGAACTAGCAACAAAAGAATTCAGACCACTAGGCGTGGGTATTATTAACTTTGCTTATTTCCTGGCAAAGAACGAGGTTAGCTATTCAGACCCAAAAGCACTGGCACTAGTAGACGAGTATGCTGAGGCATGGAGTTATTACTTGATCAAAGCCTCAGCAGATCTTGCTATTGAAAAAGGACCTTGCGATCGCTGGAAAGATTTGAAATCAGCAAAAGGTTTATTGCCAATTGATACAAGAAAAAAAGAAGTCGACGAATTAGTACCTTACCAAGAACGTATGCCATGGCCGGAACTACGTGAACAAATCAAAGCTACCGGTCAACGTAATGCTACCTTAATGGCCATTATGCCAGCTGAGACCAGTGCCCAGATCAGCAACGCCACAAACGGTATTGAACCTCCGCGCAGTTATGTTAGCATCAAAGGTAGTAAGCACGGGCAATTGCGCCAAGTCGTTCCGGAGTTCCGTAGACTGAAAAACAAATACGAATTACTGTGGGATCAAAAGTCTCCCGAAGGTTACTTGAAAATTTGTGCTGTCCTACAAAAGTACATAGACCAAGGTATCAGTATTAACACTAGTTACAACCCACGTTTCTACGAAGATGAAAAAATCCCAATGAGCACGATGTTGGGCCACTTGATTATGTGTTATAAGTATGGTACCAAGCAATTATACTACTTTAATACTATGGATAGCCAAGGCGAAATTGACGTTGAGAAATCTAGTGCTATAGTTAATAAATCATCTACATCAGAAGAGCAAGAAGAGTGCGATAGCTGTGTGATATGAAAAACCCTAGTTTGCTAGTTGCCGTTGGCTGTTCATGGGTCGCCGCCAAAGCGATTGATACAGAGCCAACGGCACTAACCTTTGATTGGGATCATGTTGAAGATCCGGCATTTGTGGAAAAACACAGCTTCGCTGGGTTATTGAAGCAGAAGCTTGGGTTGGACCAAATACATTTTATTGCCGCTTCGGGTGATAGCAATCACGGGCAAGCTAGAAAATTAATTGATTTTTTAGAACATAACAAAGAACAATATTCTAAAATTTTTGTTCTTTGGGGCATTACTAGTATCTATCGTTGGGAAATGTATAGTAATACCACAAACCAACTTGAACCATGTATTCTGCGATCTAAGAACAAAGATTTACTTGAAGAGTCGGAATATTATTTTAAACATTTTTGGAATAAAGAAAATTCTCTTAGAGATCTAGGTAGACAGATATTACTAGTTGACGCTTATCTAACGATGCATTCAATTGATCATTTATTTTTTAATAGTTTTGATCCTTATACATTGGATAATTTAAATATTACTTCAATTACGGATAGTACGTTCTATAAAATTAAAGAATCCCATAATGATATGTTAAGTTTGCTTTGTACCAAACATGATGTTACAATTAGTAGCTCTAGTGTGCCGTGGCTCAACATACTAAGAAAAACACCAGCTGAGCAATTTCATAATAACACAATAAAAAACTTACAGGCCAAAGGATTACTTGATTGTTCTACTGCACATCCAACAGTCCGAGCACACGCCGATATAGCTAGTGGGCTACACGATTATATAAAAGGACATAATAATGAGCGTATTTGATGCAAAACAAACTAAACACCATACAGAGAAATTGGCCTTCCTTGATGAATCCGGGCCGGTCACCATCCAACGATATGAAACATTAAAGTATAAACAATTTGATAAACTGACCGACCGACAATTAGGATTTTTTTGGCGACCGGAAGAAGTAGATGTGCTTCGTGATGCTAAGGACTTTAAGGAGTTGACAGAGTATGAACAACACATTTTTACAAGTAATCTTAAACGACAAATTCTTTTGGACTCTGTGCAAGGCCGCAGCCCTAATCTCGCTTTTTTACCTCTCGTGTCAATTCCTGAACTTGAAACTTGGATCGAAACTTGGTCATTTAATGAAACTATCCACAGTCGTAGCTATACTCACATTATCCGTAATGTGTATTCTGATCCTAGCAAGATATTTGACGAGCTCCTTGATATAGAAGAAATCGCCACCTGTGCAAAAGAAATTAGCCAATACTATGATAATTTAATTACTGCTGGACAATGGTATCGACTGCTTGGATCCGGAACACATACGGTCAACGGTAATAAAATATCCGTGGATCTATACGATCTCAAGAAAAAACTTTGGTTAGCAATAAATTCTGCAAATGCCCTTGAAGGTATACGATTCTATGTGAGCTTTGCTTGCTCGTGGGCATTTGCTGAACTGAAGAAAATGGAGGGTAATGCCAAGATCATCAAACTCATCTGCCGTGATGAAAACCTACATCTTGCGAGCACACAGACATTGCTTAAAATATTGCCACGAGATGATCCCGACTTTGCAAAAATACAAAGAGAAACGATACAAGAATGTACCGATATGTTCCTGCTTGCAAGCCAACAGGAAAAAGATTGGGCCAAGTTTTTGTTTAAAGATGGTAGCATGATTGGACTCAACGAAGTATTATTGGCACAATATATTGATTGGTTGACTTGTAAACGCATGAACGCCATTGGATTAGATTGTGGTATCAAGCCCAACGGTAGTAATCCGTTACCGTGGACTGCAAAATGGATCGCTGGTAGCGATGTGCAAGTCGCCCCCCAGGAAACGGAAATCACTACATACGTGATTGGCGGTACTAAACAGGATGTTGATAATAATACGTTCAAAGGCTTTAGTCTATGAGGTTATACACGGTCGGATGCAGTTTTACCTATGCACAGCGCAAGGGCTGGCCAGACATATTAGTGAAAAAACTACAGGACCAAAATATCAACATTGACATAGCAAATAATGGTCACCCGGGTGCAGGCAATCTATATATTTCGCAAAAAGCGATATTAGATAGTTACGATACAAAAAATGCAAATCCTGATCTAGTTATAATCATGTGGAGTGGATTGACACGAAAAGAAATACTGATAGATCACGAAGACGAACTATTAATGAAGACCCTCGATGGATACGGATTTGTTAGATGGTCCGGCCAGAAAACCAGTTATGTATTCAGTGGGGGGATGAAAGGCAGCTGGGAACATCACCCAGCAACAAAAGAACTTTTTAATCCCTTATATAAAATAAGCAATGAACGATCAATGACGCAAGATACATTGGTGAATATCCTTAATTTACAAAATTATCTTAAAAATAAAAATATACCTTATATAATGAGCTCTTACATGAATTATTGGACTGATGCAGAGCGTGTCGGGGATCAAGATTGGGGTATCGCAAAATTTGAGGATTTAAAATATCTAGTGGATCAAATTGATTTCAGTCGCTGGGCATTCACTACAAAACACCACTTTCTGAATAAAGATAGCATTCACGAGCTAGCCAAGGCCACGCCCAACGGTATACAAGAAGATGGATGGCACCCTGACTTCAATGTTCATGAATTATGGGCAGATATATTGTTACAGAAGATAATAGAAGATAAATTAATTAGTTAAAGGAGAACTAATGGTAACCGTATATTCAAAGAATAACTGCCCGTACTGTGTACAAGCAAAGAATCTATTGCAGTTAAAGGGGATCGAGTACGAAGAAGTAAAGATTGACGAAAGCACGGAAGCACGTGAATTTATAGTAGGTGAAGGACATCGTACAGTCCCGCAAATTTATAAAGATGGTAAGTTATTAGTTGAGGGCGGATTCCAAGGGTTAAAGAAACAACCTCCTGCCTTTTTTGATAAAATAAAGGAAGATCAATGTTAATTTCTAAAGGCTATAGTGCCAATGATATACTGTGTTTCAAACTATCGAACGGAGAAGAAGTAGTCGCAAAACTAGTAGAAGAAAAACCCGATTGCTTTGTGATCACAAAGCCATGCACAATCGTCCCCAGCCAACAAGGTATAGGACTTATGCAAACCCTAATTTCCGGTGAACTAAATACTAATATAAGCCTGAATAAAATGCATATCATTATGCATAGCCCAGTTATTAGTGATATTGAAAAACACTACATTAAAACTACTACTGGACTTCAGCTGTAACTGAGGAATAGTATATGGCCGGTAAACCATTACCAATAGCATGCCAATTTGACAAGAACGATATTCCGGGTATTTTTGGGGGACTAGTTGGACCTCCAAATCCTGTTGGATTTAAAAGTATCACGCCAACTGTGTTAGCCGGCGGCCGCCCGATATTAACTGAAGGGGCACTACTTGGGCCGCATGGTAATTGGCAGTATCCAAAGTTGCCGGGATATAATCCGCTATGTGAAACAACAGAAATTGATGGAATGTTTTCCGTGACAGTATTTGCCGGCAAAGGCATGCTTCCTGTTGCAATGACTGGCGGAACAGGAATAGGTAGTGTATGTATCTGCGGACACCAAGTTGTTGGTCCCGGTATGCCAACCGTCTTGGTAGGCAAATAATATGGCTTCGGCGTTAGAGCTCTCCGCTGCCGCGACGATAATCAATGGGCTAGGAATAACAACAAATTCTACTATATTATCGCAGATCAGCACGGTACAAACACAAACAACAACAGTATTGTTAGCCGGATTACTTTCCAATGCCAACGCAGTATATGGTAATGCCAATGTAAATGGTATACAAATGGGAAATGTAGGAAATGTCATAGTTCCAATACTGAATACTATCGCAAATTCTCGTTTAACCCAGGGACATTTTTTCTTAGATCTGTATCCGTCGAACATATCAGCTGTCTGTACTGGATCCATCCCGACTTATGCTTCTGGATTACAACGTCCAATGGGTGCATTACAATCGCAGGCAAATGGACCATTCTCCCATGGCTTAGCTGGATTTGCAAATATTTTTTCTTCGGCGTATGGGCAGGCTCTTACAGTATATGATGCCGTGGTGTCAACTAAAATTTTAGAAAATAAAACATATGCACAAAGTGGATTGGGGTATACTAATAGACTTAGTTTAGCAACAAATGGAGTGGGATCTCAAGGAGTGTTATTATCATCGATTGTCATTGGGTGGGGGACGATGTATGACACCACAAACCTCAACTTGATAGGCGACCCGTATGTGTTTGGACAAAACTTATTAAACCAAGGCTGCGGCTCGATCGGAGACCTAGGAGAAAAATTGTCAGCAACAGGATTAGACTTATCAGATATCACAAAAATTCCTCCCACAATCACTACTGCGACTACACAACAAATAGAACAAGAGTTTTCTTCCACTATCGGATCAATAAACTTACCTATTACCAATGTTACGTATAATACAAATACAGTAACCGGTAATAGCGTTGATGTTATACTGGCAGTATACACTTCTATTACAGGCGACGCTTTAAATAATATAATAGCGACAACTGGCTTCACTGATTCGACTGCAAACATAGCAACACTCGCAGATTTCTTAGTCCTTAATAAAGTAGTC